CCTGTTCCGTTTGGTAAAGTAACTGTCCTATTTACACTTAATGTAGGCGGTTGTAATACCAAAGTAAACCCTGAATTACTGAAAGTTAATCCGCTTGTAATATCTACTGTTGATGTAAAGGTTGTGTAACCGCTAAATGTTTTAGCACCTGTGATTGTTTCCGTACCTGCTAAATGAACTACTAAACTATCATTAGGAATGTTACATGTTGCATTAGGGAATGTATAAGACCTTGCAGCAGTATTGCCTGATATAATAAACTTACTTAAATATAAGTTACCATTTAACCAACTTAAATCCCCAAGACTATCTGCAAATAAAGACACCTCATTAGCCGATGCGGTTGCACTTGCTGATTGATGCTTTAATCCTAAATGACCATTCCCTGCCGTTCCTTTAATATGTAAAGATTGAGCATTTAATTTAAACGCACCTAAATCAACATCTTGTGTTGCACCTGTGTAGGGAACATAGCCTGTTAATGTAGGAAAGGTTGTTAGGTTTCCTGCTCCGTTTACATATTGAAGATTTGTTCCGTTGAAATTAAAAGAAATCGTACCGCTTGTCGTAATGGGAGAAGAGCCGATTGTGATTGCACCACCATTGGTAGATAAGCCAACAGAGGTTACGCTTCCTGTTGCACCACCTGACCTTTGCCATATTGATCCGCTATAAACTGCTGAGTCACCCACTATAAAAGTTATAGGCCCTGCACCGAAGTTAACAGTACCTGCCACATTACATAAGTAAACATCACCCTGGTTACCTGTGCCATTAGCAAGGGTTGGTGTGTTAGTTGCAGCATTCCAAGTTCCCTTATACTCCATTACAGAGTTAGGTAGCTGAGATACTAATATTTTGCCGTTAGAGTCAAGCCTAGGTACACCATTAGCCACATCAAAAGCTACAGAACTTAATACTCCACTTGTGCCAATAATGACATCTTGTAAATCTCTAACTTTCGCACCTCCAGTAATCTGTATTTGTTGACTCATTATATATCTAATTAATTATTTTACAATCATTCTGACAAACTCATCCACTTCTAATGGTCTTGCCGTTGCAAAGGTAAGAACTCCTGTGGCACTATTAAATGCAACATTCTCATCTGTTGGAGTACCGCTTGTAGCTATTAACCTAACCTCTACACCACCTCTTGTAACCGATATACAAGTAGCTCCGATTGCACCTGCGAATGTTACACTTGTTTCACCACCTGCTGCCGTATAAGAAAAACTATTCACGCTTGAAGTTGATATTGTAGAACCTCCGTCTATAACTTGAGTTCCTGTTATTGAATAAGCACCTGTTCCTTGTAATGCCAATGAATAAGTAGATGCACCCTCTACAGGAGCACTTAAGCTAATAGATGTAATATTAGCAGTACCACTTACTATTGAGTAGCCATAAGTACCACTAGCATCTGCATTATCATTATCTATTGAGAACCTTACATCTATTGAAGCTCTGTTTAATTGCTTCTGCATTAAAGCAAGATAGGAGTAACCACTTAAGGCTATAAACCCATCACAATTAACTGTCCAAGATGTAATGTCATTTTTAAACTCCCTAAACCAAGCTGATGTCTGAGAGGTTACTTCTACTTGTTCAGTAGATGCCTCAAAAGAGCAACTTGTAGAAGCTCCCATTGGAGTTCCTAGTGGTATAGTTGTAGTCACTTGAGCTACATTACTAGATTGAGTATAAAGGGTAATTTGGTTAGTAGTTGTACCTGCGTAAATAACCTTAATTAGAAGCCTATCTGTGGCAGCTATAGTCGTTTGAGTGACTGTCATTGTCGTAGTATATAAGGTCTTTACTAGGGTTGTTAAGGTCGTTGTTGAGGTTGCTGCTGATGAGAACAATAAGGTAGCAACACTACCATTATATTTATATAATTCGTACTGAACTTGAGCACCTGCAAAGGCAGTTAAAATAGAATAGTAAGCACTAAAAGTCCAAGTACCTGCTGGTATGGTTGTAACACCAGGATCAAGAGCATCCGTAATAAACGAAGCTATTGTACCTGCTCCTGTTTTAGTGAAGTCAACTGAAGTACCTGCCACTTGGCTTCTGCTTAATTCCTTACACACAATGCTATCAAAAGTGCCTTGTGCAGTACCTCCATTAAAGTAATAGATAGCGTTGCTATCATATTCGTATAAGACTATATTCGTTCCGTTTATTACACTTGCCATTTTATTCGTTTATTCTTTAATTATAAGGTATTCCGTTTACTGTAAATATTGTATTTATTGTACTTGTAATCTCTTCATTAGTAATATCTAACAATGTTGCTTGAGTTTCACAACCTACAATATCAATAGTCATATTCCCAGTCATATATCTTTTATTCTGAATGTTTATTTGTGCTGCATCGGTATCTAGTATTTTTAGTAGCTTATTAGCTGCAAAACTACCATTACTTGTTGTTATACCAAATAGGTTACAATCTACATTGATTAAGTTTCTTCTGTAACTATTTATGTACTCTTTCATTATTGTTTGACTTAAGCCATCTGTAGGAGTTGTATAAGGGCCATATCGATACCATCCTGTTGCAGATACAAAGTTCCCTGATACTAATTGTTGTATAGTTCCATAAGCCATATTTGCTTGTACTCTATTTACACCATCATCATCATAAATTGGATAACCCAAAGGCAAATCAACTTCTAATTGATACTGATTATTGGCATCTACTATTGATGTAGATGATATTGATGTTAATGGAGATTCAAAGCTCAATCCAAATGATCCAATTTTTACATTAGTTGCACAGTTAACAACATCTTGTGTTAACATATAAGTAATTGCCAAAGTACCATTTATTGGTATTGGTGGAGTAGTTATTGATACTTCGTTTATTTCATCTTTATCAACTGCCTCTACTTGATAATAATTATCAAATGGTGCAACTGCCGCACTTTGCCAATCTCCATTTACATTAATATAAAAAATAGGAGCACCACTACCAATTCCAGTTAATTGTATTTGTATTTGTCCTCTTACTTTATTTTCAGTTTGTGCATAAAATGTTTGTGTATATTTTATTTTGTCATTAGCCGTTACATATCCAACAGGATTTGTATGCACTTCAGTCAATCCTGTAACACCTGTAGATGTTCCTAATGTAATATTAAACCAATCACTTGCTTCATAAGGCTTACTAACTATTGTAACGCTTCCGCCTGAACCCTGATTAAATGTTTGCCATAATGTGGGGAATCCACTTGTTAGGCTTTTTAGGTTAAAGTTAGATATGTAATTAGGAGAATAAGTAATATTATATTTATAACTAAAATTATTATAGCCTTTTTTAAATAACTTAAATTGACTATTATTAGTAAAATATAAACCACTTGTATTGCCTACATATGGCTGAATTTCACTTAAGGTATTAAATGTACCAGATGTTAATAATGTTCCATCATTGCTATACTCTGTATAATATGTATATGCAAAATATGGAGCAGCAGCAAATTCATTTACCGCTACAATATTCCACTTGTTGTTAGCTTGGTATAATTTACACCCAAATGACTTTAATATCTTAGTCAAAACAACTAAACAATCCTCATATGATTCATCATCATTTTGAAAGTAAACAGGTCTTAAATAACTTTGATTAAATGGTTCGTATTGACTATTATCGCCCCTATTAAGCATTCCTGATGCATAATAAGAACAAGCAGTTAATAGATTTAATCCTAATGGGAATCCTATTTTAGCTAAACAATTATATAAAAAGTAAAGAACTGTTTGTGGACTTAATTTGGTATTACCTGCTACATTAGTTTCAACATATGTAAATGGAATATAATCTAACATTCCTAATCCATCAATAGCATTAAATGATAAGCTTTTCCTTCCTGTGCTAAATGAGTATTGAACATTATCGCTTAAAGCCCATCCTTGCCAATATACGCTTCCATCTATTTTTAATTTAACTAAATATTTTCTATCGTTTAATGTTGTAAAGTTTGGTATGTTTTCTTGGTTATCTGTAACATCTATTGTAATACCTAACTGACTAGCGTAAATAGGCTCGTAAATATCATCTGATTTAGGTATATACTGCAATTCAATATTCATTGCTTGATATTCAATCACAGAAGCAACTGTGTCATCAATATACATTTCAACAACCGCAATCTTATCGTTTTTGGTTGCAGCAGTTATTTGGTATTTTAAGTTATATGCCACCTCTCCTTAAATTTAATGATGAATTAGATCTTTGTAAAGCTAAAACTAAATCATTCCCCCTTAACACAAATTCTCCATTCCCTCCTCCGCCAATCATTGATTTAAGCTTATCTAATGGAGCAATTACCTCTGGATTACTTTGTGCACCAGGATATTCACCCATTAATCCCATTGTAGGGCCACTAACTATACCACCATTTGCAAATTTAGGTGTGTTTTGCTTTACTAATTTATTTTTAATAACAACCCCTGTAGCAAT